CTCCTTGCAAGCCATCCGGCTGACTTCAAAATCTTTGTCGTAGTTAATGCCCCTAAATGGTACTACCTCGGGGATTTGGTCTTTCGCTGGTACTACCATGTGCAGGATATTAGCGGTGTTCTTGTCCCCCTGCATTTTGGCAAGTTCCTCGTTGATGGCTTCGAAGTCTTTCTTATCCTCCTCGTTATCCATATCGAAGCCGTCTTTGATTTCAGCCATAACAAAGCCAGGCAAGAAACCTTTCTTGCAGTTCCGGTAGGTAATGTTTGCCATAGCCTCCTGCGCCACCATATCCGTGAGCACCTCATCAAAGATAGGCAACGGGTAGTTTCCAGCACCATTCTCCGAGTAGTATAATATCTGCCCTTTATAGGTAACTATACCACCCTCGTTCTCCTTGATGAGTTCGATATAGTCCTCTACATTGGGAGTAAAAAGGTCTATATACTCAATCTTATTCTTCGTGGAACGCAAGCGGTGTTTGCGGTTGCCCCAGTCTTCGTGAAGCGCAACCTTTCCGGCATATTTCGGGTCATCGTCATTACACAGACGGATATTCTCGAAAGGTATGTGCCGGATAGATACTACTTGCCCAAGGAGATTGCGGTTCACATGGACCGCAAACCCATTGAACATACAATAGTCATCAACAATCTTCCGGAGAAGCGTGTCTGCCGTTTCTCCGTCACTATTGACTATTATTTGGTAGTTGTCCTTATCGGCAAAGCCGCGCCCATACACGAACTTGCGGTACTTTTGTAGGCACGACTTTCCGGTAACGGAACCCGCCACTATGTCAATAACGGACTGCGGGTAGTCGTTGAACTCTCCGTAGTCTTGTATGTTTTGGAAGTGATTGTTCTTCACATCCACTCTGTTCTTTTCGTATTCAATAGCAGCGGCTTTCATAGTCTTACTTGTTGATGTTAGCAAGCAGGGCGGCTTTGAGCGTTGCTGCTTGTTGATTCTCGACCTCAATTCCGGCTTCCTTAACGGCAACCTTCATTTCTTGATAGGACATCTTATTGATATCCTCTTCCGTAAGGGCTATTTTTTCGCCCTCTGGCGCTTTTTCTCCATCTTGGGGTTGTTCCGTATCGGCAGGAGCAGAAGTGCTCTCTGCGGGCGCGGGATTTGCGTCTGCGGGCGCAGCGTCTGCCGGAGCAGACTTGATACCGATGAGTTCGTCCACGTTCTTCGGCATAACCGCGAACATAGATTTGCGTTTCGGGTTATCTTTTAGGTAGGCAATAGCCAACGCGTCAGTGAGATTAGCGTTGGTGGCGGGTTGGAGTTTCGGGCTGATAAGCAACTCACCATCTTTTAATTCAAAATGACGTTCCATAATAGCGATGATTTTGCTCTCCTTGACTGCCATAATCTCTGCGAAACCATCGGCAAGGCATGAGCCACAGCCGGAGAGTGTTTTAATAAATAATTGTCGGTAGAGAACACGAACCATATTCTCTACATTATTGTCGGCTTTAATAGCAGCAACGAGAGCAGGCTGGCTTTGCAGCCGAGCCTTGTTCTCGTTGTACCACGATTTGAGCCACTGATACTTCTCTTGTATATTCATGGCTGCAAATGATTATAGGTTGCTAGCGGGAGTAACCAAGGCGGTAATAGCCGCTTCGGTAGTTTCCTCATCGGTGTCAAAGAAAGTGTACGGCAGAGCGGGCTCTTGTGCACCATCTTCGGACGAGAAGACTGGAGCGAAAGCAACATTATCCGTGAGGGTAGTGCTGCCGGTGTTCTCCGACATCTTCAAACCGCTATTCCAACCATAGACCTCAAACTTGCTCGCGTTGTCCTCACGCTTCTCAACGATGATAACTAAACGAGCGTCCTTGATTTCGTCCAACCAAGCTTTTGCTGCTGCACCATCCTTGAACATACGCGCGGTAACGCTATGTGCGTAGGTGGTCACATACGTGCCCTTGTTGAACGTGAAACCGCCCTCATTGGCATTGCCGAGGGTCTCGAACAGATAACCAACCTTTCCGGTCTTGAGAACGATTTCGTCCAAGATACCCGCAGATGGGGCAGAGGAGTTCTCGAAGTCAATATCGGAATGGTTGATGAAGATTAAGCGAGTACCAGTACCACCGATTGGCAACTTATCGCTGCACGAACCGCCAGTGAAACCAGTAGTGATTTTTCCACAATCCATAGTAGTAAGTGATTATAGTGTTAAACAAAAAACAAAGGGCGGGTGTTAAAGCCCACCCTTTGCTCATTACCTTTCAGCGGATTAGTATCCGGCTACAAACAAAGTCGGGTCGATGAGTTTAGAGTCACCATTACCCGTAGCCTCGGTCTTAACCTTGCGCTCGTCCTTGTTGTACCAAATATCCAACTTATCGAAGTCCTCTGCCTTATCCAAACCCAGACCAAGAACGCGAGGGCTCGTGAAGAGGGCGCGGTTAGGATAGGAGCATACGGTTCCGTTGTTGTTGTAGTTGATGATATGCTCATCCCAATCCGGCATAGCGATTACGTCCACACCGAAGATTGAGAGTTTCGGGCGACCATTGATGAACGCGTCCTCACGGCTCTCCAAAGCAGCGGTAGCCACATCGGATAGAGATTGGTAGTAAGCGTCATAAACGGACTGCGTAACATAGAAGACTTTGTCCTCTAATTGACGCAACTTGATAGGAGCAGCGAAATACATATCCTGCAACAGTTGTTTAGCGTGCGCAGGAGTAATTACCTGTGCAGAGTAGGAAACACCAGAGTTCTCTGCGATAGTGATGTGCTGTGCAGGAGCAGAGGTGCATTGCGTGATGATTTGATTCCACAAACCATTGTTCAGCGTGAAATACGAGGTATCAACACCATCGGTTATAGAACCACCATCAGAGAAGTTCTTCGCGGTCTTGGAGTTGAACCAAATAAAGCGCCACAAGAACTTGTTAAGCGCACGCTTGATAGCCTCCACCATGATATTCATGTACTCCGTATTGGTCAAGTCGGGCTTTTCCAATCCGTTCTTGAATCCGGTGGCAGCGAGTGTGCTTTCGAGGTCTTTGTAGCATAGGTTCAGTAGCACCTCCCAATCGGTAGGCTCCCATACGATACGACGGGTCGATACGGTAAAGTCTTGTTCTTCGGGGTCACACCCAGAAGACGCTTTACCAACAAGACCACCCTCGCCAAGGAAACCAGCCTCTTTGTTGGTCTTGATGTCTGGGTAAATCGTCACGAAAGACATAGCGGAGGTTTGCTCACGCATAATCTCCCAAACCAGTTCACCAATAGCTTGCAGTTGGACTTTATCAAAGTCGAACGCGGAGAGATTGATTTTTGCCATAGTTTAGTCCTCCTTGTTTTTTAAGCCGTGGAGGGCACGCAATTCGTTCTTGATACCCTCTTTGTCTTCCTTGTTGGAAGCAGGGGCAGCGGGAGCGATGTTACGCTTGCCGTTAGTCGGCTTGTAATTAGACTGGAGCTGCGACATAAGGTCTTCGATAGTCAAAGAAGCCTCTTGCAGTTGGGAGCGCAGTTGCTCGTTCTCTGCACGGAGGTTCTCTAACTCCTCTTCGCCCTCGGTCGTTGGCTCGTTAATTTCGGTGATAGCACCATCGGCAATAACGACCGTCGTACCCTCGGGGAATTCCGAAGTGGCTGCTGCCAAAGTGAAAGTACCATCGGGGGAAGCAGTCATGCCAACCTCCAAGTGGTCATCTTCGGCATCGGTCGTGAACATAACATTGCCGTCTGCGTCCGTGTGGTCAAAGTTAGTAGCCTTGCCACCGAGCAGGTTCTTAATCTTGTCAAGAACGCTTTTAGCGTCATTGACGGCTTGCTGTTTAGTTTTAGCCATTGAGCGTTGATTTTGGTTAGTAATAGGGTTATTTTTGCGAGTTCGTAAATTCGTGTTGTACTGATTGACTTTACCGATAAAGCCATATTGCAGCAACTCGTCTGCAGTACGAACTTTCTCCTCGTTCATAAGAGAGCGTAGTGTGTCAATATCCTGCCCCGTGCGGTCGGCATAGATATTGAGTATAGCGTCTTCCTCTGTACGCATTTCCTCGGCAGCCGCTTCCAATTGGCTTGCGGTCATATCTCCCCACATTTCCCCGCGTACATTGTGAATAAGGGCGCGGCAGTTAGGGTTGGCGGTGCGGTTCTCTAACGGGGCAGCAAGTAGCATTACAATCGCCATAGAGTGACAACCGCCCTCGATGTTGCAGTAAATGTTCTTGCCGGAGGTGCGGATAGTGTCATAGATAGCCAAGCCCTCATCAACATAACCTCCGTCACAATTGAAGTTGAACTTGAAGTCTTTTTCATCTGGGTTCTCGCTGAAAATACGCTTGACGGTTTCCATAGAGAAGAACACCGGCTCTTCTCCCCAAGACGCTAACCATCGGTTCTCCGCTTCTGGACCGATTGGGATATTTACGCTGATTTCTACCATATTGTAAGGGGTTGTGTTGAATTTCGGTTGCAAAATTACTCGTTTTTTATGATATGTGCAATATCGCAATATATCGAGCGCAAAACTACTTGCGCTCAATTACGGAGTTGTACTAACTCAACTTTGCACACTTTTCCGTCTTCCCAGTCTTGTATCTTATTGACATAAAAGTACCGCCCATACTGCCGGAGATAGACGGGCACAAAGGGCGAGAAATTCTTTATATCAATAGCGGATAGCAAGAACTCTGCCGTGATAACCACCACTTTCTCCATAGTGCTGATGAGGTCTGCGTAATTTGCCTTGATATTATCAGCCGTATAGTGCGTGAGTGTCGTGCCTTCATAGGTCAATAGGTGCGTGGTTGTGTTATTCCACTTATAGGACACATCGCCCTCATCGCTAACCTCTTGCTTCCATTGTTCGACCTTATTGTCTTTGCCGGAAGATACCTTTATGCTAGCCATGGTCTTCTCGGTAGCCAGCCTATCGTTTGGTATAGCAAAGGTAGCGCGGTCAATATACCCCGTTACCTTATTCTCTGCCAACTCAATGATATTACTCTGTGCGTAACTGCCAAACTCATACTGCGTCTGTATGTCGGATTCCATAACCATCTTATCCGTCCAATCTTTCGCGTTGGCGCGATTAGCGTTGATGTACGCGAATGTGCGTGCCTCGATGGTCTTGGATACTGGGTCGGTTACGATAGTCCAGCCAAACACTTGGCAAAGTATCTTGAACAGATCTTGCGCGTTCGCTATTCCCGTGTTCTTTTCCAGCCATATATTTTGGTTAGGCTGAACGACCGAGGTGTCGGGACTATTGACTATCAGTTGTGCCCTTCTATAACCGCTTGTGCTTCCGTCATTGCTCCATGGTAGGCTCTCTACCCATTGCACATTTCCGTGAATAACAACCGGGAAGCGTACATCGGTCAATGAGATATATGTCTCAACAGCCGTTGCAGCGGTGGTATTCTCTAACTCAATATCCAATACTACGGGGACTTTTCCGCCATCTGCGTTGAAGTTGGTATTGTTGTATATTTTTGACTGCCAAGACCCTCCGGCTACTTTCCAATAAAAATGCAAAGCACCACCAGCGTTAAACCACGAACTCATCACGCTTCGCGGGGTCAGTTCTCCGTAATAGTAGCCGGAAGACTGCACCTCAAAATGTAGATATAGGGGAGCGTCTGCGCTCGGGTACTCGTTTGTGATAGATAGGGGCGTTAATACATTTAACGGCACATTACCAACCGCGCTCTGCCAGATGATAGGTTGCTCTGTTCCGGCTTCTCTGCTTGCCATAGATAGGTATAGACCATTGAGAACACTATCGGGGGTGTTGGTAACGAGAGAGTATCCTATCTTGCTTAATAGAGAGTTAAGCACTCCTGGATATGTTGAACCTACACGCAATAATGGGAATGCGTATTTATACACTCCGTCTTTCGTGGTAGTGGTCTTTATTCCACCGCTATCCGATACTACCTCGTTGAGTGAATAGGCATACGCATAAGCAGCCGTGTGAGCACCAGACGGAGCGGAACGGAATGGAAGCCGCGTTATATGATTATTCGCCTGCAGTTTGTAGTCTATATCCTTCATCAACTCAAACACATTAGCCACCCCCGAAAGTATCTGCACATCGTATTCGGTTTTGGTGGCGCTATCAAGGAACAGCACCCCTCTTTCGATGATAAGCAGACCATTGGTATATACATTGCACAAGAAACGCTTGTAGGGCTTATCCGTATCAACGAAAGGAGTACCAGCGTGACCGAATATATCCTCGTTGTTAGCGGTTCTTGGCAGCCGGATAGTATAAGACCACGAAGCCGAGCGGTCGTTCAACTCCGCTATATCGTTGGCTTCGAATGTGTAGGGGAACGAGCCAGTCGTAAGGTCAAGTGCCACCTCCCCTCGAGTAGCGTCTATAATCTTAATTGCGTACATAGGTTAGTAGTTTTTGCGTTGAGTAATTCGGGTCATATTTGCTTGCCCTTGGTTAATATCCGTAACAGCCACTTGGGGGCGTATCTGCGCTATAGCGTCCAATAACTCTTGTCGATTAAATTCAGCCTGCTCACTCTGCCTTATCACTTGTTGAGGGATACCGCCATTAGCATACAAAGGAACTCCACCAGTGCTTTGATTGATGGCTGATAGCAACGGCAGATAGCGTTGCGTGGCTGCCTTATTGATTATCGCTTCGCCACCCTCTGCCTCAATATGTATGCCACCTTGTGCGTGAGATTTACCACGCAAGAGCGCACCGCGTGACGCTTTCGGTAGGGGCTGTGCTGCAATAGTCGCTATTTGCAAAGCACCCATAGTAGCCGCAATAACAGATCCAGGAAGACCACCGAGCATTGGGTTTTGAGCAACGGCTTTTGAGATACCGAGAGCCGTATTGATGACGGCTTCCATTATAGCGATTGCCTTGTTACGCTTGGCTTGTTTGAGGTCGTTCTCTTTCTGTTTCTTCTCCAGTTCCGCGTCCATAGCCGCCACCTGCTTATTGTAGTCATCTTGTGTGATTGCACCACTATCCAAGCGTTCTTGCAAAGCCGCTTTCTTCTCCTCGTTCCGTTCCTCATACTCCTGCAGTTCCGCGTCTTCCTTGGCAGACATCAATTCTCCTACTTGATTGGTTATATCCAAAACCGCTCCACCCCACGACGCTATTGCGTCAGCAGCCTTACTCAATCGCTCTTGGAGAGCGTCTATCTCCGCTTGCTCTGTTTCAGCAAGCGCGCGTGCTATTTCTTCCGCTTCTTGCTTGCGGTACTTCTCGCGTATATCGGCAGCCGCTTTCTCATACTCCTCATCGGTCAGTAACTTGTCAGCGTGTGCCTGCTGCAATTCCATCAGTTCCTGCTGCTGCTCACTACGCTCCGCTTCCAATCCGAACTTGACACGTGCCTGGCGCTCTTTCTCCAATCGGTCTTGCGTGGCTTTGAGTTTTTCGTCTTCAGACTTCTGTTTTGCGTCTTGCTCACGCTGCCTAATTTGCGCGAGGATAGTATCATATTCCTGCTGCAAGATAGCACCATCTTGCAATGCTTTTTCGAGGGCTGCAAGTTCCTCATCAAGTTTTTGTTGGTCGCTTATCAGTCCATACTTATCGCGTATCGCCCTGCCTTGCTTTAACAATTCTTCCCCATTCTTTATTATAGCCTCCGTGTTCTCTTTTATGCCATCAGTCTCGCCCTTAATCGCTTTACGTGCTTCGGCTATCTGTGAATTGAGTTCTCGCTTCTTATCATACTCTGCTTTTTGAGCCGCAAGTAAATTAGCGTATGCGTCAGCCTCCGCTTGTTTATCTTGCGCGTTGCTCTCGGTTAAGGAGTTCTTCTTAACCTGCAGGTCGTATTCCATCTGTGCAAGTGCCGTGTTCCGCTTTGCCATATCCTCTTCCAATTTGGCGGCTTGCGATAATAGGGCTATACGCTCCTCGGCTGAAACCTTATCTTTCTGCGCGGCTTTCTCACGGAGTTGGGAGATAGCCAGTTGGTCTTCGGCATTCCGCTTGGTGTTCTCTGCCCTATCCTTGTTGATGTTATATTCAAGATCTGCTATTTCCTTGTTGCTCCTGACCAGTTCTTCATTGGTACCTATTATATCTTTCAGTTGGGAGTATAAAGTATCAAGACCAAGTTTTTTGCCTATATCGCTTCCGGCTAATCGTTGCAGGAAACTATCAACACTACTGAATAGGTCGTGGATAGTCTGCCTTAAATTAGACACCCACTTGCCTATCACGCTCCCTTGTATGCTCTGCTTTATCGTGTTTGATAGATACGCTATACCATTACTAATAACCGTCAGCGTATTGCCTAAAATAGCGAATTGGGCGCGCACAGCCGCTATCAAAACTTTGAGAGGTATTAACGCATACTGAAAGGAAGAAAAGCCGCCAGTAGCCTTTGTTATGTTCGTATAGACATCGACGATAGTTTTCACTATGTCATCGAATAGTCTTTGTATGCTTTGCCATATAGCCTTGAATTGTGCTATAATCTTTTGCGTCATCGTCATCGCTTCATCGTTGCGCTTGAACGCTTCCGTCAGTTGCTGCACGGCTAATACGATAGCGGCTATACCTAACACGATGGGATTGGCGAGCATAGCAAGCATATTCTTACCAAAGGCAAGGACAGCCTTACCTGCCCCCTCGATAATACCCTTACTGCTACCAAAAGTCTCGTTTATCTTTTTCAGTCCGGCTACATACTTATTATTGCCGAGATAGCCGTCAAGAGCCGATTTGTAGTTACCCACATTGCGAGTGAACACTCCCTGCTGCTCATCCAACTCTTTGAGTTTGCTATCAACAGCCGTGAGGTTCTCTAATATCTTTTTTCGGTCTTCATCACTACCTGCTGCGTGATACGCGGCTTTAAGTTTCGTCAGTTGCTGCGAAAGGGAGTTATACGACCCATTCAAATCAATGGTCATATCCTTATCCAATTGCTTGGCTTTCGCTTCGTCTTGGATAACACGGCTCTGTTCCGCTACCTGCTTATTGAGGTTCTTTATCTGCTCGCCCAGCCTCACATACTCCTCGCGTCCTTCTTCGGTCGCGGTGTTTTGCTCTTTTTGAGCGGCTCGTAATTCGTCAATCTTTTGGCGCAAAGCGGCTATATTCTGCACGGCTTGCGCGTTGTCGATTTCGACATTTAGAATAATCTTCTCGTCCATAGTGGTAGTTATTTAAGTATTTGTATTTCCGGAAGAACAAAGGAGATAATCATTTCTCCCGATGGTTGATTGGAGTATCTCTCATCGTCCCCTTTATCGACTTGTATATCCGTCCACGTTCCGCTCATCGCGTCATATAGTTGAATGATAGGGGAGAACTTGAGCATAGCCAGTTCATTGAACACCTTTTGAGATACTATGCCGGAAGATACCTCGACAATCTCTACACCCTCTTTGTGGTAATTGGTCTTTACTCCTTCCGCTTGGTACTTCTCATAGTACTCGTTGGCTTTGAGTTGGCGCGTGTACTTTTGATTGCACTCAAACATAAAGGTCTCCCACCCACCATAGCGGTTTATCCAGCGCACATAGAAAGGGTGTTCGGGGGTGGGTGCTACACGGAAGCCCATAAACACACCATCGCGATATGAATGGAAATGCATATCGGTTATAGCATTCAGTATCTCAATTGTGTATATACCTTGCTCGGGGGTATAGGTGATAGGTGAGCTACTACCATTAACGCTTATCGTATCATTACCACTTGCATAGAAAGAGAAGTATTTGGGGTAACCTAAACAGATATCGTTCATCGGTATAGTTGTAGGTAGTGTGTCGGAGTAGTTGATAATCTTTGTCTTGGCAAAGTCATTGGTGGCTTCAAGTGCTCTCCGGAACGTGTAATAAGTACCGCCTATCTTTGCTTTTGTTGATAAGTAAAAATCATTTAGTAGCCGAGCAAAAGTACTAAACTGATATTTGTGAGTTTGTTGGTTAAGAAACATAGTGTGCAAGATAGGGGCATAGTCTATCTCCGCGTGTCCGTTGTACGCTTCCGCTTTGAGTTCTGCTACCAAGTTATTGTCTTGGTCATACACTTGGCGAGTGAGAGCCGTTGCAGCCGTCTCGACAATAGGGAAGCCGGTGGCTGCGAAATTAGTTAGTGATTGTATCATAATAAGTCCTCCGTGATTATTTGTTGGTTCATACGCTTATTGATATAATTGACTGTCCTTTCCGGAATACCGAAATGCGCTGCCGTAAGACGCACGCTGCTTCCGTTTTGGGTGTGCCATAGGTTCACCTCCGAATAATGCAGCAGATTGCACGAAACAATCCCTGCTGCCGCCATACGCTGAAAAGCGTGTTTGTTCTGCTGAATGTAATCTCCCGCTAACATAATTATTCCTTGTTAATATCTGTTCTAAATAGTTCTTGCATTACTGCGTATTGATAGTAAGCACTTGTCGCTTGTTCCAACTTCTCCTGCATTTCCTTAATGGGTGTGCGGAATATATCCGGCTTCGGGGTCATTCTGTATCTATATGTTCCCTCTCGCGCTATCTTGCGTGCGAGTAGAAAAGCAAACGACCTCATCTGTGCGTCGGACTTGAATTGTAGCCCCTTTGCTTTAGCCCACTCTATCAATACGCTTGTGGGTGGCATGTTTCCAGGTGCTCGTCCTTCCTCGTAACTACCAGCGTATTTCCACCCTACTAACTGAAACCCCTTTGGTGTTACCATAATACGCAAACTCGCGCTGGTCTTACCAGTCGCTTTCTGCCCTGCGTCTATATGCCGTTTTACAATAGCGTTCTTCATTTCTTCGCCAAGGCGGACGGCATAAGTCAGTAAATCGTCCTTTGTTGTTATATTGTTCATCTTTTACGCATTATTATCTGCTGCTCGCGCCTTTGATACCGGCTAACGGCTGCATTCCGTTTATTGATTACAAACACATCAGTATAAGGCATTGCGTAGATGTGCTCAAACGACCACCCGAATTGCTCGGCTATCGATATAACACCACCGATAACTCCTATCTCCTTATTCATCCTATCTATTCCGGCTGCTATTTGGTCGGAAGTAGGGGGCACATAGCATTCCCTTTTCTCACGCTCTATCCATTGCAATAGGGCTTCGTTTATCTCCTTGCAATAGGGGAGTAGGTAGATAGCACTAAATAGCCCCACACGCTTATTATGCAGGCACTCTATCACCTCTTTGCATATCTCTATATCCGAGAGCGTGTCTTTGCTAAAGATCTGCACCAAGCGGAGATATTCGCCATACGTGAATTGTCCCCCTGCTATATCCCTTTTTCGTATTAGCCCAAACATATATTGTCAGTTGTTGTGAATGTTATATGCACCAGTATCTCGTTAGCGTCAAAACCGCGAGGGAACTTATCCATAGTAAACACTATGCCGTCTTGCAGTTTCATAAGTTCTTTCTGCACTGCATAGACGGCTGGCATAATACGCTCCTCGCGCTCTTGCTCTCGCTCTTCCGCGTTCTTTTGGAACTCAGAGAATACGCAAAAAGTAATCTCGTGCTTCGTTTCCAACTTAACACCGAAGCGCGTGTTACCGAGCATAGCCGTATTAAACTCCTCGATATACACTACTCCTTCTTCGCGGTCTAAACACTCCGCTCCGATGTTTACCATTTGCGCTTCATCAACGCTTACTAACCATTGCGGCAGTACCTTTGCCACAATCTCTTTTAATTGCATTAGTTTCATATTCCAGATACGGCTCTTATGCCGTTGCTTTTAGGTTTGACTTCAAAGACCATCAACATCAGTAGCGCGTCCAATATATCCGGCGAGTGCCCGATGAGTGATTTTTGTTTATCTTTTGCTATAAGACTTTTCTTCTTCGTGTCGTTGTCTATGTCGGCAGCCATCAGCACCTCTAACTCACTACTCAATCGTTGGCGGGTCGGCAGGTCACATATCACTCTCAACCGCCTATCCATTATCAACTCCGCTAACTTGAAGCCACACTCCGATTTGAGGTTGTTGTAGTTGCCGGAATAAGACCTCGCTTCCCCGTGGAACTCATACCCGCCTTGTAGGTAGTTGGTCACGAAAGCGCCTACACCATCACTATCGACTACTACATTACTCAAGCGGATATGGTTCTCGGTGGCGGACTTCCGGATATCGTTCTCTACCTCTTTCGGTTCCATTATAGGTCGTATCGTTAGCCGGATAGTGTCACCCCTGCGGTTGGCTCTAACGTAGCTGTCGCGCCCCTTTAATGCAACGTCAGCGGCTATATACTGCACTCCGCTATCACTGCAAAAGTCATTCGTGAATAGGTCGCATATAGCGTCGTAATCTACAAGAGCGTTTGGGTTGTCATCATACTCCCAATCGCCATAGAGCAGACGCGACTTTGTTACCTTATCTTGAATGCTCTGCAAGTTCTCCACATAGTTCTCTCCGATGTACCTGTTATCCTCTACACGCGCTTGTATGAAAGCGTAGGGGTCTTGCAACTCTCCCTCTTTCCAAGGCTTGTAAAAGGTCGTATATAGCCAGTTCTTCTTTGGGTTGGCAGTGATGAGGATCTGCGCAGGTATCTTATACTCCTCGTTATAGTGTCGCCCGATACGAGACTTCAACACCTCAAAAGCGAGTGCGTGAACCTCTCCGGCTTCCTCTATCCATCCCCCCGTGAACTCCTTTGAGCCCAGACGCTCAAAGAGTGGGTCTTTGTAGGGGTAGTAGGATAGGTCGAGAAAGATTAACTCGCTGCCGTTGGCAAATGATATGCCGTCATTGGTTAGTTTGTAGCCGCTTGAGCCATAAGCCGCCACCACTTTGTTAAAGGTCACTATTACCGATTGTTGTGTATCTTTTAAGTTGTTACGACCGATGAAGTAGCGCACACCGGCATACATTTCACATTGCATTAGCAGCCACGCACACCCCAGCCACGACTTACCACCGCCACCCGCTCCACCATAGAGCAGATACTTAACACCATTGACTAATAGCCGGAGGGCTTGTAGTTGCTTTTGTGTGAGTTGAGAGTTATTCTTCATCTATGTTTTCTTGTATCATCTTACGCACATCAAAGCCGGTTATGTTCACACCGCCTTGCACGTTCACGTTCTGCACGCTCTCGCCCTTGGTGTCACGTAGCCACCTTGCGGCTGTGGAGTTTCCGGCTTTCGCTTGCATGAGTTGAGCGGCTACCACTACCGCGTCTTGGGTAGCGTTCTTAACAATATGGTCGGGTAGTCCTAACTTGTGTAGGTTAGCTTTATCTACCTCACTTGCGGGGAGTTCTCCCATAGCGATTGCTATATCGGCATAAGTGCGCCTTTGCGCTGCTTTTATCATCGCATTGTGCCCACCTTTGTGCCCTGCTGCCGCAGCGTCCTGTACCGCCGCACTTCCGCCGTTCTCACGTGCGCTCGTGTTGGCGAACTTGCGACCCTCTTTGTTGCCCTTGGTAAATCTACCTTTGTTATCTCGTTTTTCAGCCATAATCGTATTCTTTAAGTTAGAAAGCAAAGAGTGAACCAACACCATTTGCCCAAAGTTTAGTTGGGGTTCTTGAACCTCTCGGCATATTCCTCTATGTCTGCCCTCTCTTGCTCTGTTATGCGCTGATGAGCGGCTAACTTGGAGAGAATATCCGTTGCACGCGATGGGGTTATCATTGTATCAGCCCCCACTCTGCGAACTTTTCAAAACCGCCTATCTCGCGAATATAATCGGCTGCCACTTTCACAATATCTTCATAAGGCACGTTCCCCTCGCTCGTACATACATACACATTACCAATCGCACAATAAGCAGTCACGGTCTTTTGCAGTTCTTGTGCTTTTAGATAGCACCATATATTGACACTCACATCTGCCTTTGATAGGTCTTTGCCGTGCAGACCTCCCCCTGTTACTCCGTCGCCCATATCTGAACCGAGTTTGCGGTTTGTAGCGCCACTATCAACGTCTGTTCCGCCTGTCCAATCTCCAAGCGGGTTGATTTGCAGATAGTGAGCGTCTTTGTCGGTAGATAACACTTTATACAATTCGCTATCGGCATTGCTTTGACAAATAATATAATCGTCATCACGAATAATATACTTGCCATCGGTCGGGTACTTACAATAAATCTGCCGTGCCTTTCGTGTCAGTTTTCGTTGTTCGTTCGTTGTTGGCACTCCTTTGAAAATACCATTATCTCCGCACCGCACTTGCACTTGCTGATTGTTAGCGAGGTGATTATCTTGTGGAACGATTAAGACCTCAATGTTAGTGCAGTTTGTTAGCCTGCGTACAACAGCCACGATATCCGTTTCCTTAATCGGTGCTGACGTTTCCACTATCACAAGTGCCTTTCCGTGTCCTATAAGAACCTCAACCGCAATACGCGGTCTTTCTTCTAACTTGTAGGCGAAATCTACTATCGCGCCTGCAATTCTGTCTGCCACTTTGTCGGGGTGGCAAGGGTTTACTTTTTCAAACATAATTAGTTTATTTTACTTTTGTTATAGTTTTACTGCTTTTTGTCCTGTGAACTTCTCCCACCTTGCAATTATCACATCGCAATAGTGGGGGTAAATTTCCATCATATAACACTTGCGGTTCAACTGCTCGGCTGCAATAAGCGTCGTACCTGTTCCACCGAATAAATCAAGCACGGACGATTTAGCAAAATTTGAAATATGATACGCAGGCAGTTCTATCGGGAATACTGCATTATGTTCTTTTGAGTATTCGTTATGTGTTGGTGGTATGTGTATTATATTTTTAAGCGTTCCGTGGAATTTTATAGTTCCTATGTTACGATTTGCTTTTTTACTAAACACAAACACAAATTCAAATTCACTATTCAGTACATTCTCAGCCGCAGCTGGCTGAGAATGTACTTTGTCCCAAATTTCAATATCAGCCAGTATTGTTATATTTGTTTTTATCATATCAAACATAGATAATTTATTATTTGCAAGCATTTGTATATTGCAGAAATTGAAATCTGCATATCTGTTCGCATTACCTATATAAGCGTTTAGGAAATTAGTGTATTGAATGCGTGTTTTGTTATCATCTTCCCCATTTGTATACTTTTTCCTGCCTTTGTCTTTTGTTAAATTTTTACCAAACCCAGCATTATATGGTGGACTTGAGAAAGTAATATCTGCCTTTTCTCCACACATCAACTTTGCCACATCGTCTGCACTTGTGCTATCCCCACACATAAGGCGGTGGTTGCCAAGTTGCCATATATCACCACTTTGGCAAATAGTCTGTACCTCGTCTTTATCCTCGTCAAAATCGTCTTTCTTTACACTCTGCAATTCATCCGCGCTATCACTCGCGTCCCAATTCGCTGCCTTTACATCCCATTCTTTCAGTTCCTCTACACTCCATTCATTCGCTAACTTATCCCAGTCATTTGTACCGCGTTCTTGGTTGTCCTTAATCACAAACTCCCTCTTTTCCTTTTCGGTCAGCGTGCAGTCTTGATGTACCCACTCATCGGGTATCTCGTCCGTGAATTGGAACGCACCAACTTTGGCATGTTCATCACGAAGACGGCATAACGCTTGGTAGCGCATATTGCCACCGAGAATGTTAAAGTCTTCGTCCACTACCATCGGACGGAGTGTTAACATCTTGCGGAAGTTACGCAACGACTTTTTCAACGCTGCAAAATCTTCTTCTGTAATTATTCGAGGGTTGCTTGGAACCCCCTTTATTTGACCCTCATTTGGGTGTAATTGTGAAAGTAACATAATTTTCTTTGTTTTAAGCGTTTGTTTTATGCTCGGTAATCTATCATTTTAACTATTTGAGTGCGTCAAAACGAAGAAAAACGCGCTCATTTTCAAAAATAGGTTATTGTACGTGAGAATTAAAAACGAAATTATAAAAGAGGGATCGTGACTACTTGCCACTACCCCCGTTAAACTTCTTACTGAATAGAACGAATAGCACCCCGCCTACACAAAAGGCAGCAAGAGCACTGAATAAGCCCCAAGTCCAGCCGGAACTATGCGTAGCGGTAAAGATAAGAGCGATAATAAATGTGAGTGCTATCAGTCCGATAGCGACCCATTGTTTGAGATTGAGTTTCATGATTTCTTCTTTTTTGATTTGTTAATAGTTTCAGTTGCCTGCGTTTGTAGGTGTTGTAGCGCGGTCATAAAGCCGTTGCAGAAAGCAAGACATACGCGGTTGCGCATTTGTAACTCGTGCCTGCTCGCGGTGCGGAACTTCAACGGCATAACTTGGTTCGTGTACGACCAGCCCATGTCTTCAAGTGTCATGCGCTTAACCTCACCAGTTTTGTTATCCGTCTGCTCAAAGGCAATGTCCTTGGGAGTGATTACCCTCTGCTTTGGTTGGACTTGTTCTTGGTTCTTTTCCATGATTGTGTATATTGAGTTAAAAATTATTTGCACACCCCGCCACTATACTTTTTTGTACCCCTTTCGTGGCAGGGCTTGAAACCTATTGAGACTAAATCGACTGCAAAGGTAATACTTTTTGCGCTCATATGCAAATTTTTTCGCATATTTTTTGTTATTTTTTCACATTTTATGTTATAATCACACATTTTTTATTAGCGCAGAGGGTAATTTCTTGCGTTTTGGGAGCACTTATATACAAAGTAAGTGTTCGATATTATCCGGCAATAGAAGTGTCGGGAGAGCAAAGGAAAAGCGGGCTACCCTCTCGGGCTACCCGCTCCAATGTCAAAACAATAAATTATTATGGTCAGCGCTTTCTTTATACACGCGCGCTGATTTGCGTGTTACTATCCACACGGTCCAGGAAATGCCTCTCCAACATATTCCTCGAAGTGGCAGGTGTCAAGCGTGCAATTATAGTATGGTGGGCAATCTATAGGAGTGTAAGGAGATACCCTGCTGTGCGCGCAATGTTTACATACTTCTTGGTTCATAGTTGCCGTAGATACATTAGGCATACGGATAGCGCGTTCCCGATAGGTCGGTTCTTGAACATCCGGCACTTACCGGAAACGCACCAAGCGCAAGTCATACAACATTCGATACTTTTACTCATATCGCTCTCTCCTATACGTTACGCTACCTATGTTGCTGTGCGCATCCCCGCCAACGTTACCACACTCGATAGAGCCCATGTTTGTGTGTACGTCCCCGTCCACGTTGCCATGTATCTCTATATCGCCCATGCCGGTCTTGACACGCTTGCAAGTGCCGTTGATAACTATATGCTTGCAGGTGTCTATATCCAAGTGCTCGATAAAACTACCCTCTGCAAGGTTGATAGTAATGGTTACCTGCTGCTCTTGCTCCTGCTTTTCAGCTAGTGCGTTTATATCGACTTCCGAACCATTGACGAACCACTTGCCGTTGATGAGGGATAGATTGCCATTCACTCTTACCGATTTTCCATTTACATTGATTGTGCTCATAATAATTACTCTTCTAAATTGGTTAAACGAAATAGGAGCGAAAAGGGCAATACGACCGCGATAAAGCATATCGTTAGTACTACCCTAAACGCTCCCGTTAGGAAGTCCAATAATTCAAATATAGCAAATCTGAACCTTGACATATCCGTTCCTCCTTACTGCTCAACAACCATCGGCATAATGATTGCTTTAATCTCTGCCGTCTCGACTTGTTCCGTGAGAGTGACGACTATTGCAGCGTCATGTCTGCGTAGGCGTAACTTAATGACGTCATCGCCTACTCCGATAGCCCTGCACAGATCTTGTAAGAAAATAGGCTTGAGACCGATTGCGTGGATACCCTCTTCCTGAGCAACCTTGGTAGCGCCATCGAGTACCGCTTCAAAGTCTGGCACTTTCTCGCCTTTGCTAACAAAGTCCTTCAAGACGTAGGTGACTTCCCAGTTGCCGTCTTCGTGTCCGGCTTTGATACCATCGCGGGTGACACAAGCGTATTCATACTTGAGGAGTTCATCGAAACGCTTCCGGAAGATTGCTTTGCCGTTGAGCAGTGCTATCTCCTCTTCTTCAAAGTTGCACATATCCGCTAACTTGATACGGACTAATACGTGACTATTGCTCGCATAGGCATAGCCGTCTTTGAAGTGGATGTAGTTCATAAATGGACGTAAATCGTCTGCTGCGCATACACTCGATAATTTGTACGCGGGGAAAAAATTCTTACATTTCATAATGATTGATTTTTGGGTTTGAACTTGCTGCAAGCGAGCTCCGATGTGACGTGTTTCGGGAACGGATTGAGAGAACATATAACAAGCGTTGGCTGTCCTGTTACGGATAGGTTCAAGAACTTGGTGTCAAAAGTACCAAGAGCGCACTCGCTGCAAGTGTGATTGTTAATAATGTTAGTTTTAGTTCTCATCTTTTTGATTGATTGGTTCACTGATTATATGCCCTGGGGCTACACGCATTGTCCGGATATGGTTGTTTCGTGTCCCGCAATAGGGGCAAATAGAATAGGTAACCGATTGGTCTTCCACGAAGATGTTGCCGTCTTCGAGGAGTGTTGCGTTATAGGTACGCTGGCAATGTCGGCAGGTTCTCATGACTGTTGGGCTTTAATGGGTTTGTAAATAGGGGCTTCGATATAAGCCTCGAAGTTCTCCCATTCTAAATCCTTATCCCCGCCATATACGTGCATATACACATTGCGGGTCTTCCGGTACACTGCCCATACCATGATACCCTTGGCAGGTGGCTGGGTGGTGGGCTTCCAATACACGGTAGCCGTAGCGTTCATTTCGGGGCGCGTAGCGGGCTTTTGTGCTTCGGGTAATACTTGCATATCTCTTAACCGGAGATAGTGCGTGTCGCGGGACTTTTTGAAGTACCGCAACAATTCCGTGAGACGTGGGATTATTCTGTCCGCTAACTCATCGCGTTGTTGCAGTTTCTCCACATAATCGAGGAAGTCGTGCTGCTGACGCATTATTTCTTCGTGGGTGTAGTCTTTCATATCGCTGCTTTCTGTTTAGTGCCCTTACGAGCGTCTTTGAATACTTTAATGTTATCTTGTATCAGAGAGCATATCTCGTTGAACCTTTCCGGCACTTGGTTACAAGCCGCCCGACATTGCATTACCTGCATTCCGGTAGTGTCAAACTCTATCGTGGCTAATCGATTGCCGGAGTTATCTTTCGCGGATAGTATGAGAGCACTTGCGCTGCGATAGTAGCCGTTGGAATATACGCAATGGTGCATTGCCTGCCCTTCCTCGAAAAACTCCTTGACCGATTGAAGCGGTCGGATAGTTAGGTTCTTGCCGGAGAGAACGATATCCAAGTAGCGTTGCTTCTGCTTCTTGTAGGTTAGCTCGCTCTTTATGATATTGTCCTTTTCACGCTTGGCTTCCTCTGCGTTCTCCCTGCGCTCGATGATACGATGATATCGGGTGTGCGCTTTGAGTAAGTCCTTGGGGCATACATACGCGGGGTTGTGTAGGTCTTTGCCGAGTTCTTCCAACTCATGGAGATAATCGAAATACATATCCGCGTCCTTGGGGTCGTAATGATTGCGGATACATATCTTGAGCGTGTCCCAGTTATCCGTTAGCCTTGGCGTGCCAGCACACTTGTCGAATAGGTTATACATACCCGCTTCGTATAGTGTCATAGCATGGGGGTCTTTGAAAGCGATAAATGTATCTCTCGCGGATAGTCCGGTGTTGTGCCAACGGATATTCTTGTACTCCGGTGCGAGTGATCTGCAGATACATTCGGTTGTGATATTGTATGGATTGGAGTAGTACAAGCCCCCGCGTAGTTCTAAATTACTTGTCCATACCCACGAAGCGGCAGATGTTAGTGCCCTCGCTACATAGAACTCGCGGCTACCATTGACCTCTAAAAAGATACGCAGTACCTCGATAGTGGTTTCACACTTGGCGGGGTGCTTGCGGTCGATTGTCTTCCGCGTGAGGAAATACCGGCATACTTGGTAGCCGTCTATGTAGTCAATAACTCCGAACACTCCCTCGATAGATTTTTTCTGGTAGTTAGAATGATGTACCCTTATCTTCTTGTGGCAGTGCGGGCATACCGTCCATTCGTATTTGGGTTCTCGGTATGAGTAGGCAGCGTGCCAACAAGCCCCGCCTGCTTTCTCCGCTTTGCCTATCTTGGAAGCCCTGCGCCATTGGTGTCCGCATTCTAAACAAGTACAGAGGTTGTTCAGTTGGTCACCCTCTTGGTGATAGACGTGCCAGCAATACTCCTTTTGCTTCTCCGTCAGCGGCTTGAGTTGGTCGGATAGTTCCATTATGTGCCGCTCCAATTTAGTTCTCGGTTTCATAACTTTTAGAATAAGGATAGTTGGAGATATTGTTTCTTTTCCGGCTCTTTTTCTGCCGTCTGCGGGGCTTTCTTACTCTCGATAGTCGTTGATACATTAAAGAGGTCTTTCTGCTCCGTAGCGGGCTGTTTCGCTGGTGTAGCGTCTTTCGCGGGTGCGGGTGCTTGCTTGGGAGCGGGTGCAGATTTCTCTTTCACTGGCTCATCGTAGTAGTGAACCGCCCAGCCATACACTACGACATCTTCAATCATAGCGCAACCATTGACCGCTTGCTTACGTGCTTGCTCCTTAATGGATTTCATGCAGTCTTCCAAGTTGTGCTTGGGGTCTTTGTACTTTGCTGCGAAGACGGGGTCTTTCGCTGCCATTTCGTCAAGATACTTCTTGATGATTTCGAGTTGTTTGTTTTCTGTTGCCATAATAATTTAGTTTTAATAGGTTAGCGTCTTGACGCTCCGGAGAGGGTTGTTTTAGGATATGTCAAAGACCAAATTTGA